CCCATTATGGATCGCAGTGAAGTGTACAGCGGTTGTTATGGCAGAGTTTCTCTTAACTTCTATGCATTCAACTCCAATGGCAACAAGGGTGTAGCTTGTGGTCTTGGGAACATTCAAAAGATTAAGGATGGCGAACCTCTCGGTGGCAAGACCTCTGCAGCAGATGATTTTACTACTCTTGTAGATGATGACTTCCTTGCCTAAAAGGAACGATGACATTGCGGTGGTGGAGGCTTTACCTCTGCCACATTTTTTCTTTTAGGAATGGAGGAGTGCTATGAAGAACTTGGAAATCGATATTGAAACCTATTCATCTGTTAATCTACAAAAGAGCGGAGTTTACCGTTATGTGGAGGCAGAAGATTTTGAAATATTGTTGTTCGGATATTCAATTGACGGTGGAGAGGTTATGGTGGTTGACCTTGTGAGTGGAGAAAAAATACCGCAAGAAATACTTGATGCCTTAAACAATGAAGAGGTAACCAAGTGGGCATTTAATGCTCAGTTTGAGCGTATCTGCCTGTCAAGGTATCTATCAGACATAGGAATAAGCCTTGACCCATTTCATGACAACCATCCACTATCAAAGGAAATGACAAGATATCTAAACCCTTCATCCTGGAGATGCTCAATGGTGTGGTCTGCTTATATGGGACTTCCTCTTTCCTTGGAAGGTGTGGGTGCCGTTCTTGGCCTTGAAAAGCAAAAGTTGACCGAAGGCAAAGACCTTATAAGGTATTTTTGTGTGCCCTGTACTCCTACTAAATCAAATGGCGGCAGAATTCGTAATCTGCCAAGTAATGATGAGGAGAAATGGCAGAGATTTAAGGATTATAACAAGCGTGACGTTGAAACGGAAATACAGATACAACAAAGGCTTATAAAGTTTCCTGTGCCGGAAGATATATGGGATGAATACCATCTCGACCAGGAAATCAATGATCGTGGCATAAAAGTTGATATGGATTTTGTAAAACAGGCTATTGCTATGGATGAGATTTCCCATGAAAAACTGATGTCAGCAATGCAGCAATTAACAGAACTTGATAATCCTAACTCGGTACAACAGATGAAAGGCTGGCTTTCCGAAAACGGAATGGAAACAGAGACACTTGGTAAAAAAGCTGTGGCGGAGCTATTGAAGGATGCACCAGAGCATTTGGCTGAAGTTCTTAAGCTCCGTCAGCAACTTGCAAAATCATCTGTAAAAAAATATACGGCAATGGAAAATGCTATTTGTGCAGATTCCCGTGCCAGAGGTATGTTCCAGTTTTACGGCGCAAACAGAACCGGCCGCTTTGCAGGTAGGCTTGTGCAATTACAAAACCTGCCGCAAAATCATATGCCGGATTTAAAAGAGGCACGAGGTATAGTAAAGACCGGCGATTACGAAACACTTGAAATGCTCTACGAAGATATACCGGACACCCTCTCGCAGCTTATCCGCACAGCATTTGTGCCAAAGGAAGGCAATAAGTTCATCGTTGCAGACTTTTCAGCTATTGAGGCTCGTGTGCTTTCATGGCTTGCAGGTGAAGAATGGAGAACCGGAGTATTCGCAAGCGGCGGTGACATATATTGTGCATCTGCATCTCAGATGTTTAAAGTTCCTGTTGAAAAGCATGGTGTGAACGGTCATTTAAGACAAAAGGGTAAAATTGCAGAATTGGCACTTGGATATGGCGGATCTGTCGGTGCATTAAAGGCTATGGGGGCACTCGAGATGGGACTTGAAGAAGATGAGTTGAAACCCCTTGTTAATGCCTGGAGGACATCCAATCAAAACATCGTAAAGTTCTGGTGGGATGTTGATAGAGTAGTTAAGAAATGCATTAAGGAAAATAAGCCACAGGAAGCTTATAACATTAAGTTTCATTGCATGAGCGGAATGTTATTCATAGTTCTTCCTTCCGGCAGACAGCTTGCCTATGTAAAACCTCGTATGGGTGAAAACATCTTCGGTGGTGAGTCTGTGACTTACGAAGGTGTGGGTGGGACAAAAAAATGGGAGCGTATCGAAAGTTATGGACCCAAATTTGTAGAGAATATTGTTCAAGCAATCTCCCGTGATATTTTGATGTATGCTATGAAGACACTCCGAATGTGTAGCATAGTGGCTCATGTGCATGATGAAGTAATTATTGAGACAGACCCTCGAATGTCAATAGATAGTGTATGTGAGCAAATGGGTAGAGTGCCTCCCTGGGCAAAGGGGCTACTCCTTAATGCCGATGGTTATGAATGCGATTTTTATAAAAAAGATTAGTTAAAACATCAGATTTCACCTCCCGCCGTGGCTACCAGGTAGGAGGTGTTTTTTTATGAACATTATTGAAGTGAAAGATGGCTGTCCTATCAAAGGTGAGATTGAACCAATGACAGAAGAACAATTACAAAATGAATACGACTTTTATATAGCAGAGAGCATTGTCAATATGCTGCATAAGGAAGGTAAGATTACGGATGATGAATTAGACAAAATCTCCGTATTAAATAGGAAGAAATTCTCTCCCAAGTTAGCTGGAATTATGCCCTAAAAGACTTGCTATTAGTGGACTTCTGAGTGATATATGTAATGACAGAAAGTGAGGTGAGATGATGAAAAAGGTAACAAAAATAGATGAATTGGAAAGACCGCTGTTATCTAAAACTAAGCTCCGAGTTGCAGCTTATGCTAGAGTTTCAACAGATAGTGATGAACAGCTTATAAGCCTTAAAGCACAGCGAGAGCACTATGAAACCTATATTAAGTCCAATCCAGAATGGGAGTTTGCAGGACTCTATTATGATGAAGGGATATCAGGCACCAAAAAAGAAAAACGGCCGGAACTTCTTCGCATGATACGTGATTGTGAGAACGGCAAGATAGATTTTATTGTTACTAAATCAATTAGTCGGTTTGCTCGTAACACAATGGACTGTTTAGAATTGGTAAGAAATTTGATGGGTATCGGTGTCTATATTTATTTTGAAAAAGAAAATTTAAATACAGGTGACATGGAGAGCGAACTTATGCTTTCTATTCTTTCAGGCTTTGCAGAAGAAGAGTCTGCGTCGATATCGCAAAATACTACATGGTCAATTACTAAGAAATTTCAAAACGGTAGTTACATTATTGGCAGCCCTCCTTATGGTTACGCAAATGTTAATGGTGAGATGGTTATTATTCCAGAGGAAGCTGAAGTAGTAAAACGCATTTTTAGAGAGTGCCTTTCAGGCAAAGGTGGAAGTGTTATAGCAAAAGGTCTGAACAGGGATAAGATTCCTGCAAGAAGAGGCAATCATTGGAGTTCAGGTACGATAATTGAAATGCTCCGAAATGAAAAATACAAGGGCGATGTCCTTTTTCAAAAGACATATACAGACAGCAACTTCAACCGTCATATTAACAATGGCGAGAAGGATCAGTTTTACTGTAAGAATCACCATGAGCCTATTATCAGCAGAGAAGTATTTTCTAAGGCTCAAAAGCTGATAGCAGAAAGAGCAAAGAATCGTAATAAATCCATTGCTAACAATACTTATCAAAACAGATATGTATTGAGTGGGAGAATAATCTGTGGAGAGTGCGGTTCCAAGTTTAGGAGAAAAACAAATTACTCTGTTGGTAGAAGTTATATAGCCTGGAGTTGCATAGGGCACATTGAAGACAAGGACAGTTGTTCCATGCTATTTTTACGTGATGGAGAGATAAAAGCGACATTTACAACAATGATGAATAAGCTGGCATTCAGCAGAAAGATAATCCTAGAGCCACTTTACAATTCTATAAACAAAATTGATGAAGAATGTGACCTCGAAAGAATTGATGCCATAGATAAGCGCATGGAGCAATTAACCGAAGAACGCAATACTCTTATTGGACTTATGACGAAAGGCTTTCTTGAACCAGCGCTTTTTAACAAGGAACGAAGCTCCTTGGATATTGAAATTAAAAATCTTACTGCTGAGAAGACGAATCTAGTAATGTCATTTACCAATGGTACTTCACAGGCAGACGAAATAAAGTTACTTCTTGATTATGTGGCGAAAGATAAGTTTGATGGAGATTATACAGAAGAAGCATTTGAAAAATTTGTAGAGAACATTATTGTAAACTCAAGGGATGAACTAACATTTAAAATGAAATGTGGTCTTTCCCTTAAAGAAAAGGTGGTGAGATAAATGGCCTATGTACCATACGGATATACAATTGCGGATGGGGTTGTTACTGTCGATGAAAAGGCAGCAGGTCAAGTAAAGGAGTTCTTTGAGAAATACATATCAGGACTATCCCTTACAGTGGCTGGCGAACAGGCAGGTATTGAAAAGACCCATTCAGTGATGGGACGTATCTTAAAAAATGTCCTTTATCTCGGCAATGATATATATCCAGCAATCATAGATAAGGAAACATTTGATAAGGCTGAGGAAGTTAGAAATAAACGTGCTAAGGACTTAGGAAGGATTGTGGAGCTTGCGGCTTTTACCTCCCCCTCCCCTATAGAACGATTCAAGATGAGAAAAGCAGAAGAAAAACTTCCAAACGAGCCTATAGCACGGGCAGAGTATTTGTATAGTCTGATAGAAAGCGAGGTTTAATATGGCAGAGAAAAATATAACTGTAATTCCAGCACGAAAAAGAGTTGGAAGTACAGCCGCAAAAGAGATAATAAAGAAACTGCGTGTTGCTGCCTATTGCCGTGTTTCTACAGAAACTGAAGAACAGAATTCAAGCTATGAGGTGCAGGTTGCACATTATACAGAGTTTATTAAGAAAAATACTGAATGGGAGTTTGCAGGCATATTTGCAGATGACGGCATATCTGGCACTAACACAAAAAAACGTGAAGAGTTCAACCGTATGATAGATGAGTGCATGGAGGGTAAAATAGATTTAGTTATTACCAAGTCCATTAGTCGATTTGCCCGTAATACTCTGGATTGCCTAAAGTACATTAGACAACTTAAGGAGAAGAACATAGCAGTATTTTTTGAGAAAGAGAACATCAATACAATGGATGCCAAGGGTGAAGTACTGCTCACTATTATGGCATCTCTAGCACAGCAAGAAAGTCAGAGCCTTTCACAGAACGTTAAACTGGGACTTCAATACCGATATCAACAAGGAAAGGTACAGGTCAACCACAAGCGTTTCATGGGGTACACAAAAGACGAAGACGGCAACTTAATAATAGTTCCTGGAGAGGCAAAAATCATTAAACGAATTTATAGAGAATACCTTGAGGGCAAAAGCCTGGCGGGTATTGGTAGGGATCTTGAAAAGGATGGCAT